GGGTAAAGAACACAAGATGAAGCAATACGGAACGATGATGAAACAACTGAACGACATCGCCTGTCGCATTGACACCACCCTTCCCGCTGGTCAGCCATTGACGCTGTTCGGGAACTTCTACATCACAGAACAAATGGATGAGTTGTGGCCGACGACTGCACGCAATCCCATTGAATCAAACCGCGCGTTCTACGAACGCACACGACAACATCTATCGTGGGGCGACAATGACCCATCAATCTACGGTGGATACGGAGACGCATTTGAAGGAGGCGAAGAAGAATGACTGTGAGCAAAATGAGTGAAGAGTTCCACGAATGGTTGGCTCAATGCCCTGTGCATTGGTATCGGGTCAAGGTCGGAGAAGACTACACGGAATACGCATTTGCAAACGAAGAAGAAGGTGAAGAAGAATGAACATCACATACGAACGATACACAGACAACTACGGTGCGCGCATCGCACTCAACAAAATCCCCTTCAACTTGAAGGACGACATGAAAGCACACATGGGTTGGCCTCAATTCTCATGGAACGGTGAGAAGGGTCTTTGGACAATCCAAGACCGCGCGGATGTCATTGAGAAGGCCATCGCTTTTCTCGCAGACCACGACATCACGGTGGAAGGGTTGGAATACGATGAGAGCGCTATTGAAATACCCTCCAACGCGTCCGCTACCTTCACCATTCCCGACAAATTGATTCTGCAATGGGACTACCAACCCAATTGGAAAGACATCAACGCGGCGTTGAAGACAGCGGCGGCGGGTTCAGCCAAGTGGATGAACAGCACCAAGACATGGATGATTCCCATCGCTACGGCAATGGCCGTGGCGAAGGCTGTGCGTCCTCACTTTGAGCCGTTGGCTGACGCCATTGAAGACAATCCACAAGTGCAAGCGGCACACGCCGCTACCCTGCAACGCGTGGAACTCTCAAGCGCGGTGGAGACTGACATTGAGTTGCCCGACGAAGAGCCGTTCACCAGCATGCGACCTTACCAGCGCATCGCTCCTGTTATGTTCATGACAGGGGGACGCGAGCGCATCCTCATCGCCGACGAGATGGGTCTTGGTAAGTCGCTTCAAGCGCTCGGTTGTGTTGAGTTGGCTGGCTATGAACATGTCCTCATCGTTTGTCCCGCGATTGTCAAACACAATTGGGACAACGAGATTCGCAAGTGGATTTACAAAGACGCACTCATGCAAGTTCCCTCGCTGGTGGCGACTGAAATCATCAGCGGAGGCAAAGGGGACATTCGCCCTGCGCGCTTCCACATCATCAACTACGACATTTTGGATGCTCGCAAAGAACACTTGCGCGCTATCGGCTATGACTGCATCATTTTTGATGAGGTTCACCGTATCAAGAATCCGAAGACTGCGACGACCAAAGCCGCACTCTATGTCGCCAAGAACATTGACGCCATCATCGCGCTATCGGGAACGCCAATCACGAACCGACCGATTGAGTTCTTCCCCATTCTCAACTTGATGATGCCTGCGACATTCAGCAACTCGTTCACCTTCGCCAAGCAATACTGCAATGCGCGAAAGACTGCGTTTGGTTGGGACATGACAGGCTCGTCCAACATTGACAAATCGTGGGACGGGCAGACGACGCCGCTTAACCACATCCTTCGGGACTTTATGTTGCGTCGCTCTATGGATGACCCTCGTATCGCAGGTGAGATGCCTTCACTCGTTGAAACCATCGTGCCTGTTGAGTTAGAGGATGAGAAGATGACGACCTACAAAAACACACACAACTCTTGGATGCAAGCGTGGGCTGACCAGCAACAGAACTTCGGTTCTACCGACGCGGGATTCACGCTCAACATGATGACTGAGTTGCGCCACCAAGCGGGTTTGCTCAAGGTGGAGGCGGCAGTTAAGTGGGCTAATACTTACTTTGAAACCAACGGGAAGCCGCTCGTTATTTTTGCGCACCACAAGAATGTGCTTGAAGCGCTTTACTTGAGACTACATGTTGAGAATGAAATCAAACTCATCAACGGTGAGACAAGCGAAGCAGACCGTCAATCATTCATTGAACAATTCCAAAACGGAGGGTTGAGGTATCTTATCTGTTCCACCAACGCCATGCGAGAAGGGGTCAACCTTGACCACGCCAACACCACGCTCTTCGTTGAGCGCGAGTGGGTTCCGGCATGGGAGCAACAAGCCGCGGCGCGCGTTCGTCGTATGACGCAGGAAGCGTCCACCTGTCACAAGGTGGTTCTTTCAGCAATTGACACCATTGATTCAATGTTTGACCAAGTGGTCGCTGAGAAAGCCGACCTTGTTCAGCGAACGCTGGACGGCGAGGTAGGCAAGACCCGCGATGCTATCGGTCAAGCATTGTTGAAGAAACTGAAAACAGGAGATGCAAAACTATGACCGAAGAAGAAAACACATGGATTGAAACCGCGCCGTTTACCTTGACTGACAGGACGGGAAGGTGTGTGTATTTGAAAGACGCAACGGAGAGATTGTTGAAGAACAAAATGATGAGCAAGATTCGCAAGTTAAGGAGGATGATTTTTGACATCGCCGCCATCAAAAGCGAGATGGAAGCGCGCGAATACGCTGGCACACTTGAGAACTTCACCATTTCAAAAGACTTCAACATTTTTCAAATGATGACGCACAACTCGCTCATTGCAGTCAACCGTTTCAACACCCACTATCCCGAACGAGCATTCAACACCGCTAAGGAGGAAGAAGAATGATGCCCGCACAAGAACCGCTTGATGTTATCATCATCCCCACCGACCAATGCCCGTGTGGTCAACACCCCAACGCGTTTGTTGACATGCTCATTTATCGCACCGTCCCGTATGGTATCTTTCACAAGATTGAGGTTGTTTGCGACTTCACCGAGACAACCTACGACGCATCGTTCATTTTCATGCCGCAAGAATAAATAGGTTGCGACCCTTCGGGGTGAATAATGCCGCAATACAATTTAGGCACGCGCCATTTTGGAGATGATGGCTTCCTCAATCATCCGATGGCTAATGGCGTCCCCGTTAAAGCGACGATAATGAAAGACCCTCAAGGTAGACACCATGAGATTGAAGGCTTTGACTATGCGTCTCACTTGCTCGGCGATGCAATCGTATGCACATGCGGCGAACAGATTGACCCGCATCAAATTGCTCTATTCACCAAGAAGCGCGAGTTCATCGTTGTCCCCGCGCGTTGTTGTAGCAAGTTTCGCTGGTTTAAGGGTGATGAACTATGATTGAAGACAAATGGAAACCAACAGAAGAAGACCTTGAATGGACGAAAGAACACTACGAGCGAATGCAGGTCGGTGACACATGGGGTGTTGCTGACGCGGTAATCCGTAAAGACGAGGATGGATTCGTGGTCATCAAGGCTACGCCTCAGTCCATCCTTCCCCTTGAGCGCATCGCTAAAGTTTGTCACGCCCTCAACATTAGTCTCACCGCGGAAGAAGCGGAGATGGTTGACGACTCAATGCAAGCCGCGCAAGAAGCGGCTCAATCATGGGTGCATGAAGAGAGCGGCGCTTTGCTGGTCAACTTTGAATTGGAAGAACCGATTTGGCTTGAAGAAAACGAAAATGAGTGGCGCGTTCTCATCAAACACGACGACGGGTATGAACAACTTCTTTCTCCAATGGACTACCACCTGCTCGCGGGAGACGACCTCTTCTTCACATGGAAGGGGATGCAAGTGATGGAGCGTGAGGCGCTCATAGAGATGGCTGATGACATGACATTTGTTGACGCGCTCAAGAACGGTGATATTCTTTTGATGCCGAGCGAATGGCGAGGTGATGTTATCCCTCCACATCTGCGCGGCCTCATGTTCCGAACAAGCCGAGATGAGGAAGAATGAAACTTGAGGACTTGGCGAACGCGGTTCATGCTTCACAGAATGAAGCACCACGAATTGCTCGCCGAATCCTCGCTGACCTTTTCACGAAACACGAATCCGACGCGCATGACATCATCACCGTCTGTTGCGCCACTCCACGGAACGCCATCAAGGGACACCATGTCGTGCGCATGTTAGCCGAATCGTTTGGTCTGTTCCCCGAAGAATACGATACGCTCATGAGTGAGGATGAGATGCCCTCTCTCCTTGCATCCGAATCACCCGCGGAGGTAGCCGAATCAATCACAGTCCGACAAGCCATTGAGTTCAAGGAAATGATTCTCAAAGGCGAATTGAATGCTGACATTCTTTTCAACTCCATGTCTCAATTGTGCGCAATGATGTTTTGGGGATACGCCTTCGGTAAGACGACTCTCAACATGCGCCGAATCATGGGAGCGGTAGCCACCGTCACACCCTATGACACGAATCACCTTCAACAAATGCGCACCGTAATGCCCGCGGGCGAAGTTGTCCAGCGCGCGCTTAAGGGAAGTCTCCCCGACGAATATGTAATCCAACCGACTTACCCATTCAAAGCCCCCACCTATTCTCGTTGGAACAGGTGGTCGCTCCCCTTTGACGAAACGCACTACGAAATCATCCGAGGTCAACACTACTACGCACACAGGCGTAGCCGAAGGCTATACACTTACGACAGGCATGGTGTTCGTATCGCACGCTCCCCTGCGCTTCCGTATCATGACGACTGCGTGTGTGAAGTTGACGAGGCGGGGAACATTGTTGAATGGCTTCACCGTGAAGGTGAGCCGAATCTATGGAAAGAAGGCAGACACGCGCGGGCTACGAATCCGAAGAAGGTTGAAGACCGCGCCCATCTGCGAGCGCTCGTTCAGTCATTGGAGGAAGGAGAAACCCTGCGCCTCCTTGATGCTGAACGAGCCTACTACCACAACGGAGCAGTTGGAGGATTTATTGTGCCGCGACGAACATTTGACATACCGCTATTGATACTTGGAGGATACCGTGAAGGCGAAGGAATCCGAATCAAAATAGCCGCGCTTGATGGGTTTGACCCACTCCCTGTCGGCTACGCCTATGTGAAGGCAGACGAAATACCCGACAAACTCGCACGACTTTACGAAGCACAGGGGATGATGGAGATTGACGAAGGCATCATTGGGATATTTCATGCGCTCGGCTACGACCAAGAGGAAAAGAAGATGCGCGCTCCATACCTTGCACGAATAGACACGACCCTCGGTCAGTCCGACGCTATGCAGATTGGAGACTTGATGGAGAAGTGAGCCGAATGGATGAAGACTCTTTCTTTCTTGGATGGCTGGCGAGAGAGTGCCGCTTTCAGTTGAGCGTTCACTTCGCTCCCAAAACACGAATAGGTTATCGTGTGGAGAGGCGTGTGCTGGTGAGCCGAAAGGATGAACCCGCTCTCAACATGTGGCTCGCTACGCAGGGTATCAATGCACGAATCATCAAAGACGCCGAATTGATTCGGCGTCTTGTTCGTTTGCTTGTGCCTGTTAAGCAACATGTTTACGACCAAAAGAACATGCTCAAAATGATTCGGTTGATGGACTACAAAGGGCGTGCGCCTACACACGAAGAGATAGCCGAAATCATCGCTCTCATTGATGGAGACATTGACGATTGACGCTTCTCAGTTTCAATTATCAATAATTTATTCTTCTTATGATAAAGAAAATACTATCTTATTCTTATAATAATAATAGTAGAATATCAAGAATCCCCATCCCGCCGGGGGGGGGTATATAAGCAGACGCGGAATATGAGAGGCGTATTGAGGAAGAAAAATGGATTTCATACCCACAAAACCAGACCAATTTATCGGACAAAACGACCCCAACCTACCGCTCTTTTACCTTGATGAGTGGAGTGGTGATAGCCCCCAATGCCTCCTTTTCGGGGGAGCGCCGGGGCTTGGAAAAACAACTGCGGCCTACATTATCGCCGAATATCTCGGCTTGCAGGTCATTGAATACAACGCCAGCGATGAGCGCGGCATTGATTTCATCCGAAACAAACTGAAAGCCGTGGCTAACGCTACCCAACTTTGGGACGGTGGGCGACTGATTCTGCTTGACGAGGCTGACGGTTTGACCAAGCCAGCACAGGATTCACTCAAGCGCATCATGGAGAAGAGCAACTGCTGGTGGATTCTCACCTGCAATGACCGTAGCAAAATCATTGACGCTATCAAATCACGGTGCGTTCAGTTTGAGTTCCGCCCATATTCTGTGAAACATGTGCGCGCGTATCTTGAACTATTACTTTTGGAGCATGGGCTGACTACACAGGACAGCCCCGACGCACTCCACTCACACTTTGCTGGTGACCTTCGCGCAATTCAAAATCATGTGAGAAGCGGGAAGAAACTTGACGAAGTTCAAACAGACTTAGACTCATTGGCTCTTGATGTCGCCGCTGGCGAATGGGAGTCTGTTCACAAAACCATGCTGACGATGTTGGAGGAAGGCACTTCATTGCAATACCTCATGCGTCGCATTCATGGTCATGTGAAATCCGTAGGGATGACCTCGGAAAGATTATATACCTTCTTCGCTGTGTGGGGAGATTTCGTCTTGAAGATGAACCAATGGGACATAGGAAGCGAGTCATTCGTGGACTATTTCATAGCGACTCTATACACCGAAGACACAAACAAAAAGGAGGAATAAAAATGCCGAACCTAAACCAAAACGAAGCCGAAAACAACGAACAAAACAATGCTGGACTGCACCCCGATGTGGAAGAGCGCCTCAAGTGGTGGGCGGAAAAGAACGCCAAAACCCTTGACGACGCAACAGGTGATTTCTTCACCTACCTCAAGACGGAAATGGGAGTCAGCAACCCCAATGATGAAGACGACGACTTCATGATTGACGCCGCGGAAACCTTTGTGGTTGAGCGACGAGTCATGAGCGGCGGTGGCGGCAAGTCAACTGAACTTGTCGGCTACTTCATTGGCGTTGACCCCAAGTGCCGAGACGGGCAAGAACGCAAGCGCGCTCCCGCAGTCTCAGCCGCCATGAACGACCTTGATGGTGCAATCCAAGACGGTCTTGTCGCACGCGCCTACACCGAAAACGGTGTGTGGATGCTTGAGAAGAAAGACGGGTCTGTTGCGACCGAAGAACCAGCGGACTCCGAACCGTGGTTCCTCTTCAAAGAACATGGCCTGTCAATCGCAGTCTTGCAGAACAACCCCGATTGGTCCCGCTACGGAGAACCCATCACACCCTACCGACACCAACGCACCTACTACTTCCTCGGCAATGAGAAAGACAACTTCCTCAACGACCAGCGTGTGTTGCGCATCACCGTGACCAGCAAGGACGCTGATGATTGGTTCGTGCCTCAACTGTTCCAAGAAGGAACACTCAAGGTTCGTCCTCAATCCGAGAATGTCAAACCCGAATGGGCTGATACCTACAACGCCTTCCCAATGCCTGCGGCTTTCACATACGGTAACGACTTTGTTGATGAGGAAGTTCGTCCGGTTATTCGTCCCGACCGTCTCATCCCAAGTCTTGATGCGCATATCAAAGACCTCTCAACTCTCGCAGAAGTCTTTGAAACTCGTCAAGAGATTGTCCCCGGCTACAACCCGGTTGGCCCTCTCGTCTTCGTCCGAGGGAAAGTCAGCGACATGCGAAAGGAATCGCGCGAATCAGAGTGGGACCCCATCGGTCACGACTACTCTATGAGCCTATCATCCTTTGACCTCATGCGGACATTCAACGGTAGCCGCCGTCAAAACCTGCCCTGCTACATCCACGGATTGCTCGGTGACCTCGGCCATCCGTTTGACTACGCAACCGAAGAAGGTTGGAAGCCCTACGCTGTGAAGTCCACGGTCATCGTCTTTGGACGATTGAGTGTGCGCGCCACAGAAAACGGTCCCGAACCTGCCATCAAGACTTTCGGTGTTTACGCAGTCCCACGCCTCGCCATCCCTGCTGGTGAAGGCGGCGACACATCAATCAACCAATACGGAGAGTGAGAAAATTGCCAAACCTTAACGATTTGAAGAAGCAAGCAGAAGAAGAAACGCAAGAAGAAGCCCCTGCCTTTGACCCGACAACGGGTGAGTTCAACGAACCCACCCCTGCTCCTGTCAAGAAGCCCATCGGTGTATCCGTATGGGATGAGATTGTGAACGCTGGCGACGAGGTTCCGACGAGTCAAATCTTCATGGGCCTCATTGGTCCCGAAGGCGTCGGTAAAACAGGCATCGTCTTGGATAGCATGACTGACGAAGAAAAAGCGCGCGGAGATGTTATCTTCGTGTTGGACTTTGACGGTGGTGGACAAACCACCCGCGTCACTCATCACCGAGAGCATGCGAAGAACATTCGTTGCCTTAATCCCAATGTTATGTTTCAACAAACAGACGCGGACGGGGATATTCGTGAAGCCATTGACTACCCTGCGACGCATCGCCGCGTCATGAAAATTGGACAGACGCTTGTTGATTGGGCGGCAGGTCGTGGCGACCGACCTCGCCTCCACTCAGTCCTCATCACAGCGGTTGACCTTTGGGATGAAGTAGCCAAGAACTGTATGTTCATTGAAGACTTGGGGACTGCACCCGACGGTATCGGTGCAAAGGTCAAGCCACACGAGCAAGTTGGCCTGCGCTTCAATTGGCAGATTCGCACTACGCGCTTCCACCAACTGACAACCATCGCACGAACCCTCATGTCGCTCGGCGTCAATGTTTACTTTGAAACGCACTTTAGAGAACTGCAAGACAAGTCGGGCGCTGTTATCGGCAAGAAGCCAGCATGGGAGAAACACACCACCAACTACCTCAACCAAATCCTCTACTTCCACAAGAACAAAGTTCGTGGTGAAGACGGTTCTCCGACAGGTGAAACGCGCTACGATGTTGAGTTCGTCAAAATCAAAACCAATCCGAACCTGCTTGACCAGCGACGCACCATCATGGTGACCAAGAAGGACGAAGCGCCTCAATGGTTTGGACTTCCCGAACTGCGAGAGGGTGACATTTGATGACATGGAAGCGCACAGGCAAACCAGCGCACAACAACGCAGAAGAGCGTAGCGAAGAGGACAAGCCAACTTACGAAGCAAACCCACAATGCCCCGAATGCGGAGGAACGGGTGAGCATTTGATGGAGCGCCCTCTTCGGAACTACGAAGGCGAATGTGTTGATGTTGAGTTCTACATGCACCCATGCGATTGTGTGTTTGTCAATTGGAGCGTCAAACCCGACCCCGATTGTTCTCAATGTTGCGGCGTCGGTGCAGTTCAAGAACGGTTGATTGTTAACGGAGAAGAAGCGATTTTCTTTTACGACTGCGTTTGCTTGCGCTATGTTAAAGGTGACGAAAATGAAGAAACAAGAGGTGATTCACATTAAAGGAAAAAACAAAGCGCGAATCTGTGGAGCCGTCGGAACCTACGCTTGCGTAGGCGATGATGATAAACTCCCAACCTGTCAGCGATGCATTGAGATACAGATGCGCGACGAAGGGGTGATGGTTTGACATTGGCTCAAGCCGTCGTATCCACAGACACGCTACTTGGTTTTCTTTCGGGATTCGGTGAGGGGGTCAACGACCTCCTTTGTGGTATTACGGATATGACCATTCATGGTGCAGTTGATGTTGATACTCACTACTGCTCCAAGAGCATCCCTGTTCTTTTGGATAATGAAGTGACTTATCGGTCGGGAGATGTTTACATCCCCTACCTTGACAAAGTGTGCGCCTTCCTCAAGGCGGCGAAGGAACCAAAGACGGTCATCCGACATGTCGGCGGCGCATTCTCTTTGAAGAACGGCAACGACGAGTTCAGCACACCCACCTACACAGAGATACTGTCGCACCAATCTGTTGCGCGAGCGCATATGGCGGTGGAGAGTGCGGTAAAGAATGGGTGGTCCAAGTTGGGGCGCGCTGAACTTGACTGTCACGGCACGCTGGTCATGAGCGAACTGCATGGTCTTGAAGCCATGATGAAGGTCACGGCCAAAGACTCGCCCGTTCGCATCAGCGTTGACGACAACGAGATGACGGTGAGTGCAGGCAACAGTCTTGGCGCGCGAATGAGCAGACGCATTGATGTTGACTGTCACAAAAACGCGACGGTTGAAACGGTGTTCTCATCGTCTCTACCCAAGTTGTTGAGGATGATGGGTAGCGGAGATGTTGAGTTCCACATCGGCAACCGAAGCGCCTTCGTTCTCGTCCACCAAGAAGTTGACACGACGCTGATTCTCAAACACCAAGAGGGGGTTGACCAATGACCGAAGAATGCTTGATGTGCAACGGTGAAGACTGCGACTCACGAGATGACTACGACAAACTCTGCAAGGAGTGCTACGAAATGGTGACATGGCCGAAGGAGTTGGACGAATGATTGTTGACGCTATCCACCATGACGACGGACCACCTACACTTTACACACGGTGGCGCGACGATGAAGGTAAGTTGATGGAGAAGAGAGTTCACAACTACTACCCTCACATGTTCATCCCATGTCACACATCGGAGTTCCGAATCAACACCATGCTTCGCTCATTCCCTACCGCGCGAATCCTCAAGGATGAAGTGTTTGAAGGACTTGACGGAACCAAACTTTGGAAGGTTGAGGCTGACTCGTCTTACGACATTTTCAACATGTCCAAGACGGTTGCTGGAACTTACGAGGCTGATGTGTTTTACCAAGACCAATACCTCATCAACAATGTTGCTGAGATGCCGAGGTGGAAGCCTCGCAAGTGGTGGTATGACATTGAATGTGACACAGGTGATGACAACTTCACGACCGTCATCGCTGTCATTGACTCCGACCTTGACACACCCGTTGTCTTTGCATGGGCTGATGAGCGAACCAATTGTCCTTACACCCAAGAGATTGCACCGAAAGGTCGCCCCGTTCTCAACAGAAAGGTTCGTGATGAAGAATACAAGTTGCGCCTCTTTAATTCGGAGAAGGAAATGTATGATGACTTCATTCGCTTCCTCAACGAACGCAACCCCGACATGATGATTGCTCACGCGGGAACCTTCTTTGACATCCCTCACATGATTGAACGCCTTGACAAGATTTACGGACAGGGCGGCGCGTCAAAGTTGAGTCCTCTCGGCATCATCCGCTACCCGAAGCGTGGAGAGCGCTACCGATACGACGCTCAACCAATCGCTGGTCGCTGGCAGTTTGACACCGCCGCTCCCGAAGGAAGCGGCACAGGCTTTGAGCGTGTGTGGAAGGATAGTGGTGGTGGTCAACTGCCCAATCTCAAGTTGAATACCATTGCTGAGACGCTTGGACTTGGCTCAAAACTCACCGAAGAGATTGACGGCATGACCGTTCACAACGGCTGGTATGAGTATTGGGGGGAGTTT